GACATGTAATGAGGAGTGTCTGCCCGATTTTGATTTTAGATCGGGTGCGGTGGGTTCTGCATTCTGTAATAAAACGAGAGGGCGGTACTCGAGAGCTGGTGATCCTAAACCATTAAGTACGTGCCCAGCCGATAAAGAAAAGCAAGGACTCGTGTGTTATCCAAAATGCTCAAATAAGGGAGACCAAGGACAGTATAAATATAACGGTGTTCTCGATTGGTGCCAGCCCGAGGGAGCGGGTGGTGTCAAGAAGGGTCTCGACGATCGGTGGGAATGTCCCGAGGGGTCTTCGAGTATAGTCGGAATTTGCTACAAAGACTGTAAGCCAGGGGAACGAGATGATGGTCTATTATGTAACCCACCCTAATTAATTTCTCGATTTATTGTAAACTATGAGTTGGGCGTCTAAACTCTTCAAGCCTGGTGCTAAAATTGGTGGTACCCTAGACCCAAAGATGTTTAAAGGGCTTGGTGGTGCCTCCGATGCAACTAAATTTTCTAAAATTGACGACTTGATTGCGGCGAACCCATCTCTCGCCAAACAATTCGATGGTCTCGATGATGCCGCCAAATTGGGCAAATTGGATGAATTAGGCGAAGCCGCTGAAGCCGCTTCCAAATCTAAAAAATCGTCTTTTCTCGCAGATAACGCGAGCACTTTACTCGCAGGTGGTGTTGCCGTGGGTGGTCTCATTTACCTTGATCAACAGTATGCAGGCGCAAAAGAGGCGGTCAAGGATTGTATGAAAGTGTGTCTCCCTGAAAATTGGGATGATCACGAATACGGTGATCTTAAAAGTTCCGAATTAGTGTACAAAGAGTTGGACAACACCGGTGACCAACCCGTATGTAACGCACAAATACCCGATTGTGGTAAATACTGTGGTGACAAGTGTGAAGAAATTCACGATTATGATGCCCCGGGTACCAATTTCCTGACAGGTGCGGGTGGGGATGCCGCCGAAGGGGCGACAGATCTCTTCAAATCTATATTCGGAGACATATTCGGCGATTTGGGTATAGACTCTACCACTATGTACGCATCATCGAGTGCGTGTTCCCTCTGTTGCTGCATGCTCATCATCATGATGGTCGTGTTAAAATAAAGACTGTATTTAAAGAATTCCATGTTCTTTATACCAATGATTCTAAGTATAGACGTTGGTATAAGGAATTTAGCTCTATGTCTCCTCGACGAAGACCATGAGAACTTAGTGAGGGAGTGGGATGTTGATGGTATTCCACCACAACACGTCGACGGTATATACAAGTCCATGAGGGATCACTTAGATGCTCGACCTTGGGTACTCACAGCTAAAACTATTCTCATCGAGGAGCAACCTTCCTTTAATAAAAAAATGGTTTCAGTCATGCATTTCCTTCACGCATACTTCATCATCAAGTGTCCAGAGGCTGAAACTATCATTTACCACGCCTCTCATAAGATTCCAGATATCGCCGGTCCAGGTAAAGCACAATACAATAAGAGGAAGAAAGCTTCCATTGAGCGGTGTGAAGCCTTTATCCGTAACGGTCCGACGAACGCACACTGGATCGACACTTTTGTTAAGTCTAAGAAGAAGGATGACCTGGCAGATACCGTGATGCAGGCTCTCTCCTTCGTGAATAGGACTGAGGTCACGTCACAGGCCTCTAAAAAGAAGAAGGCTACGAAACTGGTCGCTCGGAAACCCAACGAAAACCAAAAGAGAACAAAATATTCTAAATCAAATTTAGCTTGGATTTATTTGAACAAAGTTGAATGTGAAGTTCTTGAAAATAATAAAAGGTTCATGAAAGATCTGAAGAGGTATTATCGGGACATTGAGGAATTGAAGAAGGCTCTAGAAGCTTGACCACGATTTTAGTATCACCGATAAAGTCTTTTAGGGCTGCGTATCGGGCTTTGCCGTACTCCTTTCGTTTGTCCTTATTTGCTTCGTAATACTCTTTCTGTTTAGCCTTTCGATCTTCTGGATCCTTATAAGGCATTCTTATATATAGTGAGAAAGTTATTTTTAACCTAATTGAATATTATACTTTTCCAAAGTAGAACGTTTAGGTAACTTACCTATTTTTTTCATTCTTTGTAATACCTTTTGACGGGCAGATTCATAAAGATATTGTGGATCAGTCTTTCTCTTTTCATATCTTTCTTTCTCTGTATGTCTTGTAACATTCAGACATGTATCAAGTTTATAAGAACTTCGTAAGGTTTTTGTTTCATCGGGAGTACCCCAATTCTTCTTCAGGTTTATGTAGATCTCTTTCATATCCACATTCTTATTGTCATTCCATATATGAAGTACATGCACAGTTGAATAAACTTTGTCGTCATCTGGTGACCATCCAGCCAGTAAGAGTTCTTCGAGTTTCTCATACTTTTCGGGGTTTCTACTGATTTCATATTCAATTTCAGATATCCATGTCTCGAGACCATACGTAGCTCTTCCGCGTACTACGCGAACATTCAGATATGGATTCAAATAATAATAGGTTTTTGATAATTTACATACTAATTCATCTTGTGTCATAGACCTACGTGAAGGATATCCATCTTCATTTAGTTTTATTTTGGTTTTGCCAACCCACCACCACCCAAGGTCTTCATTCTCGAGTATGAAAAAAGTAGTCGGGGTATAATCCATACTATATAGGAAGAAATAATTCTCCCCTGTGAATTTTAGAATCTTCAATAAAATGTCCAACACGATAATCGGAGGCAAGAAAAAATGTATTCTATCATAGATGATAAACTATTTATATACTTTTATAAAACATATACTCAATTTTTTTTACTATCGATTATTGTGTTGGACATTTTATTGAATACATTGATAAAGATTTGAAGTGAGTAAAATATATACAATGTCTCTCACAATCCGAATGTCCGCCCCCGTCAATAAACCCAACCTTGACAAGGTTATCAAGAGTAACAAGCGTCTCAAATCCGCTTTTCACTCAAAGAAACCCCTAAGGAATACCCATCGTATAGCCCTCGATGAATTGGATACATTCTTGGAACTTGTGGATGACGCGATGGATGCCCTGAATGATACAAAAGCGAAGTTGTACAAACTTTACGATTTTTGCGGAGAGGTACCATTCGATGACAGTTGTGATTATTAAAGAATATAATTATTTATTGTATATATGAAAAAAGTACTTGACCATGGATTCGTAGAACTCGTCGATCACATGCCCCAAGAAAATCTAGACAAGGCTATCGTTGATGGTGCCCAAACTTCCATGTTTTCAACTTTCTACTAGGAAGTTTGATTGGTACGTGTTGCGCAACACATAACATTCTACTTTCTGTAAAGTTTTTTATTTTCTGAAGTTATATAAATGGTGAAAATTGCAAACACATTTAAAACTGTAACTGACCCAATTGAAATTTTTTTCAAGACCCAACCTCTACTATTCTCCCTTCTCATCATGTATCAAGGTTTATTCTCGGGGAATGCGTTTAAAATACCCAAAAATCTCATGTCACTTTTTGACAATAAAGTGTTCCGCTTTGTATCTCTCATGCTCATCGCTTTCACTGCAACTAGGGATATTGAATATTCCATCTTATCAAGTCTCATTTTCTTATCTGTGATGTATGCTTTTAAGACACCCGAGGAGCGTAAAAAAACTGGTTTCATATAATATATGTGGTGGGTGTTTCTATTATTGTATTGTTCCTATCTTATCCTAGGTCCTCACTGGGAATCAAAACTTCTCAAGGGTGAAAAACTTGCCATCGTTGATAGTAAAAGGGAACTTGGACGACGTGCAATCTTTATATCTTATGTAGCCCTTCTATTCATCGCATGGTTTTTACTCATGCCTTCTCAATCATCTTTCATGAGCGCGCTCATATTAACTGGTATGGCGACAACTGGTTTTCATATCAAATATGGTCCTGAAAAGCCCATCCCGACACATCTTCTATTGACAACATTCCTTCTCTATCAAGGATGGTCATACATGACGCTTCAACTTTGGCTCACAGTGGCACTCGTGACATTTTATACGTTGATACATGAAAATTTATATATCTCTTAAAAGTAGAATGAAGATTCATATCGTTGGAGCTGGGCCCACCGGTATGTCCCTCGCATGGGAAATACTCAGGTCAACTGATCATGAAGTAACACTCTACGATAGAAAACTTTCAGGAGGTGGATCATGGTGGGAACCTGATGAAGAAGTTCGTGATCTCCACGCACATAGGATCGTATTCGATCGAGCATTTGTCAATACAAAGTCGATCTTCAATGAGATGGGAATTTCTTGGGATGATATATTTGTACCATCAGATGGTGCTAGTCACACTGCGTTTGCTCTACGCTCACTCAATGTCAAAGATTATGGAACTCTGATTACTTTATTTACAAAAGTATTGAGTCAATCTACAAAATACAAATCAATTTCTCTGAAAGAAGCTGTAGGGACTCTGAGTGAAAGTGGTCAAGCTGTCATTGAACACCTCCCATTGATCATGGATGGCGTCACATGGGATGTTATGTCGGCCTATGAATTCGTAAAAAATTTGGATCATGTTGGTCTTTCAAAACCCTACACACAACGTGTTTCGGGTAAAGTCATGTGTGATGCGATGGAAAATGCGGTCATGGAAGCAGGTGGAAACTTTGTGTTCAATACGGAATTGGAAAGTGTTGCCTACAGTGAAGAAAGTTACATCGCCAAGTTTTCGGGTGGAAAACGTATAGAAGATGGTATGCTCTTCTTGTGTCTCGATAACAGTCCAGCCCTCAAAGTACTCGGAGATAATTGGGGTCCGGATGCTGATAAGAAACTTAGAGCGAGTACGTACGGTGCCATTAACGTTCTCGTTGATTATGAAAACCCCATCAAAATTAAAACAGATCTCGAAATTGCCACGAAAACCAGATGGAATCTTCAACCGAAAGTACTCGCGGATGGTAAGACGATTTCATGTGTCATATGTGACCTCACCGATGATGTGTTGCGATATGACCCAGCTGGATTGAAAGCTGAAGTACTTAATCAACTCGAGCTCCCAGAACCCATTGATATGCGTATCGGATGGGGAGCTGAATGGAAAGGTAAAAAATGGGAATTCAGTCAATCATCGGGTGTGCTCAGTCTCTATGGACAACTCCCCTTTTTCGGTAAATGTTCAAAAGTTGCGATGTGTGGTATGATGTCCCCCAGAAACACACCGTATTCGAGTATCGAGGCAGCTGTGGAAGTCTCGAGGGCCTTAAGTCATCAACAATTTGGGACGAGGGAACCTCTCCAGCCAATTTTGTTGTCACAAGTGATTTTAATCACCGTCGTATTACTTATAGTTTTAGTCTTAGTGTATCGTAACAGGAACCAATGAAGTTCGTAGCCAAAATACACGAACCATTGTATGACTTTAATAGTAAAAAGTATATCCGTTTTATAATTCCTGTAAATGTCTCGGAAATTATAGAACGCATGCATACAAATAAATCACATCTCCTCGCGAATCAAAATACCGACAACCCACTCGATGGGAGAGTCCTCACCGTGAAGGTACCATTCCGTTATAGGAGAGTGATGTGTGAAGTCAAAGGACGTCCCATTCAGTCTCTACTAAAGGGTGACGAAGTTGAAGTCGTGGTGGACTTTAAAGGGGTTTGGAATGTTGGCAATTATTCGGGCTTCTCTTGGACGCTCTCGAGTTCCTCGGTAATGGGTTGATTGGGATCCTGGGGGAGGTCAATGGTAGTAAGACCACCCTTCTTGAATCCTTCAAAAGTCTGGAGCATACCCTGAAGCCTAAACACTTCTTGGGTCATCTGCTCGATGTTCATACGAATCTTCTTAATGTTCTCTTCAACGTCGACGATAGGCATCTTATACTCATTTAAAGTTTTACGTCTTTAAATAAGTATGCTTACTCGAACTGGATACTTGGTAAGTGGTGGTCCAATTCCAGAAATTAAAAAGGAACTTACGATAAGACCTATAGTCAATGGGGATTATGGATTCCCTCCACCACCTTTCAAAGTTTTCAGAGCAACTAAGAATGGAATCTGCGTTCCAAGATTCTACGGAACTACTAAACTTGGAGAACCCAAAGAGGACAAGAGACCTGAGCCCACCCGCATCAACACTACGTTTGTCGGACAGCTCAGGGATACTACACACCAAAATGATGCCCTCCGAGCAGCAATTAAAGCAGGGCATGGCGTACTTTCTTTACCATGTGGGTACGGCAAGACGACGGTATCCTTGGCCATAGCGTGTAAGCTCGGATACAGAACGATGATCGTCGTCCATAAACAGTTTCTGGCGGATCAGTGGCGGGAACGTATTCAACAGTTTTGCCCAGGTGCTACGATTGGTGTTGTGCAACAGAATAAGAAAGAAATTGAATGTGATTTTGTCATCGCGATGCTTCAGTCCCTTTCTCTCAAAGAGTACTCATTCTCCGATTTTGATACAGTCGGAACACTCATCGTGGATGAGGCACATCATATTTGTGCTAAAGTGTTCAGTCAAAGTCTCTTCAAGATGTGTCCCAAACATATATTTGGACTTTCAGCGACACCAGAAAGAAAGGATGGTCTCACTAAAGTGCTTCATTGGTTCATGGGTCCCACATTCTTTGCGGTTGAAAGAAAAAATCAAGAACAAGTTGAAGTGTTTCAGATTACATTTGATTCCCCGAATTATAGAAACCCCCCGCCATCTATGCGGAACGGGAAGATCTCCATGCCTAATATGATTACTCAAATTGTCGAGGACCGAGCAAGAAATAAGATGTTGGTGGAACTCGTCAAAAAGGCATCGGCGGGTACGAGACAACTTTTAGTCCTCAGTGACCGTCGACAACATTGTGAATTTCTTCATCAGTGTTTCCCGAAGACATCCGGACTGTACATGGGTGGTATGAAAGAAGCTGCTCTCCAGGAATCTTCAAAGAAGAAGATCATCTTCGCAACGTTCAGTCAAGCACATGAAGGGCTCGATATTCCAACACTCGACACAGTTATTCTGGCAAGTCCAAAATCGGATATCACACAAAGTATTGGAAGAATTATGAGAGAAACCAAAGGAAAGAAGAATGAGCCTCACATTTATGATGTACATGATCCATGGTCAATCTTCACAGCGATGTATTACAAGCGAATGAAGGTCTACCGACAAGGCGGTTTCAAGATTCAAGGAAAAATGATAGAAGAGAACAAGAGTGACTTCCCTCAGGGAAAGTGTTTGTTTTTATAATCTGAACATCTATTAAATGTCCGGCGCATTAATACAGCTCGTCTCCAAGGGTGTTCAAGATGTATATCTCATGAGTGATGAGGGACATTCCTTTTTTCGTACGAAGTTTACTCGGCATACGAACTTTTCGCAGGCTCCCAAATATATAAAGACTGTGACTGTCGATGACGCTTCAATCACTATCCCAGTTTTGGGAGACGTTCTAAATGGGTTATGGTTCGAGTCTGATAGTGCGACTAATCATAACATCGCATCGAATCTCTTTTATAACTCAACCATAGATCTCTTTATTGGTGGTCAAAAGGTTGATTCGCAACACTTTGATTATTACAGTGAAATCTGGCCGAATTACTTAGCTGATACGTACAATAAGTCTCAAGAACTCAACAACAAGGCGTCACTTTCCAATAAATTCTTCGTCCCCCTTCACTTTTTCTTCTGTGATCACAAAGCCTTCTTACCTCTAGTCGCACTTCAAAATCATCAAGTCGAAATACGAATTAATTTCGATCAAACTACTCTCG